TCGTGCGCCACGTACCAGTTTGAATCTTTCATATCTTGACTAACTCCAGGGGCACCATGCCCCGCCAATTCGCATAATAGCAAAAGACCCCCTCCCACGCAAGTAGGAGAGGGTCTCGGAGGGCTCTATTTACTCGCCGGTGTAGTTGCTGAAGATCATGCGCGGCCAGCCCTTGCGAGGCCACCAGAGAATCTCAAAGTAGAATGGGATGGGCGAGCCGTCCACTGCATTTTCGTTCCCCCATCGCAGGCGGAACGGTCCAAACGATTTAGCTCCATTCATTAGCAATCATCTCCGAGTAAGCCAGGAAGATCCTCACAGGCTGGGATGTACCCGCCGGAGGGGTTGTGGGTCGCGCAGCCACCGAGCAAGATGGCAGCCAGAATTAAGAGGAGAGCCTTCACAGCTTGACCCCCGTTTGCCGCTCAATTTCCGTGAGCGCTGCCTGTGCGATTCGGGCTGCGTTCTGGAAGTGGGCCGCGATGTCCAACTGTCCCTGGTTCAGGAACTTGTTGGCCTTGTCCATAGACTGATGCCTACGGATCTCCAGGGCTTGGACTATGTCCAGCACCATCTGTACATCAAGTTTCAACGTCTTCACTCTACACTCCTGTATTGCCATTGGCAATGTGGGATTTTGGTACACCACGCGAGAATTGTACGCGGGTCTGCGGGCGGGAGCAAGCAAAAGATGGTCGTTGTCCGTGCCACTCCGTGTCACTCGCCGTGCCACTTAGATTTTCTAGTGGCACACTCTAAGTTGTTGTTTTGTAAGGCTCTTTTTAATCCGTGCCACTCCGTGCCACTTAAATATCCATCTTTACACGGCAAGTGGCTCAAATGACTCATAGAAGAGTGATTAGTATTATGTAAAATGTTGTGGTCCTAGTGGCACGGATGCTCTAGTGGCACACCCCTACTGTCGCGGAGGGGGTAGTGGCACGGAAAATGCGGCTGTTTGGAGATCTTAGCAGATGGTCACCACCCCAGAAGCTCTCAGAGTCTACCCCCTGTTCACAGAACTCCCGCCAGGACCCTCCCAGATTACGTAACGTGCTAGACACATTATGTAATCTCGAGTTTTAGAGCCAGACCGCGTACATCCGAGAGTCCTGACTCGCCCGCTCGCGCACGTCGCTCGCTCGTGCGCGGCGTCGCTCCATCATTTACCATAACGTGCCTGCCACATTATGTAATCTCGCGCGCAGGCGCGCAGGCGCGCACGCGCGTTGCAAAAATCGTGCCAACCCAAAAACATGCAAAATCCATGCCAACTATGTCATTTACCATAATGTAGCTACCACATTATGTTAGCTATAGGTGGGCTGCGCATCTTGGCACGCAACTTGCATGGCGCACGGGCACGCGCAAATAACACAATAGCTATGGCATGTAAATACGTATTTGCACTTATTTTATTGCCGCGGCAATACGCCTATATTTGCACCACTGCCGCGGTGCATGGTGTGCCACGGCAGCAAACCAAAAGGTGTAGCATGTCCGAAGTTAACACAGCCGAAGTTGCCGCCCCCGCCCACGTTTTCGGGGGCACCGTGGCCGAAGTAAAGGGCCAGTTCAAAGGCGCGTCCGACCGGGCCGCGTGGCTTGCGCTGGCAGCCGCCCACGTCGGCCAGCCAGTGCAGGCATGGTATGCGGCGGCGGTCGCCATTGGCCCCAGCGGGCCTAGCAAGGCGCCCAAGTCCGAACCGGCCCACAAGTGGGTCAAGTGGCTTATCAAAAACGCCTACGTAATTGTGGCGTAAAAGCCACGCGGCGCGGGGGTGTGGTGTAAAAGCCACACCCCTTGTGGCTTTTGTGCAACAGGATTTTTATTTAGTACACGATTTACCATAATGTGCCTGACACGTTATGTTAACAGGAGGGACAGTACGGGGTGATTATATACATGGACTACATAATGAGGGATTATGTTAATGATTAAGGATTATTAAGGAGAGATTAAGGATTGATTATGTTAAAGGATCGTACCCACCCCCTAGGATGATCCAAAATCACAACTACAAAAACACTAACATCCATCCCTTCCAAGTCAGCTAGACCAAAAGTTCATCAACACTTGTCATTCCTCTGATTTTGTGGTATACTCGTGTAATGAAAGATCAATACACGAGTCTACCACCGGTCCCCATCGATGATTTGCACGAAGTGCAATCAATCTCCAAGTATTACTCTCCTCAACGACTCGACGGAGCAAGACCACTCGCCGGACGAGCAAACATCGCCATCTCAGACACCTTCGACCTCATTGGAGGAGTCCCGAGACTTGCGCTTTGGGCGGACAGGAACCCAGGACAGTTCTACACGAAACTATACGCCCGGACATTGGTGGCGGAATCAACGCAGAACGTGTCCGGCCAAATAACGATCATTAGCTCCATCCCACGCTCTCCGCTAGACGGAGAGTACGAGGACGTTACCGATGACGGAGATCAGCCTAAGTTACTCCCCTAGACCGTTCTTCGTCCCGTTCCACCAGCGCCACTCTCGTTTCTCGTCTATTGTCGCCCACCGTCGATGCGGGAAAACTGTCGCGTGTATCAACGACGCCATCGCCCGCGCTCTGTACAACAAGAAGTCGCACCCCCGTTACGGATATATCGCTCCAACCTATCGGCAAGGTAAGGAAATCGCGTGGCTCTACCTCAAAGACTTCGCCAAGCCGGTCATCAGACGAGCCAGAGAGTCAGAGCTGTCAATCGAGCTCATAAACGACGCTAAAATCACCATCTTTGGTGCCGACAACCCAGATTCCCTCCGCGGTCTGTACTTCGACGGTGTCATCCTGGACGAGTACGGCGACATGCGGCCATCCCTCTGGGGAGAAGTCATCCTTCCGACTCTCGTAGACAGGCGCGGATGGGTGGTGTTCATCGGCACGCCCAAGGGGATGAACCATTTCTACGACATCCATACGCAGTATGCAGACGATCCGGACGCTTTCACGCTCACGCTGCCGTACAACGTCACGGACATCATCCCCGCGGAGGAAATTGAGAATATACGGAAGCAGATGTCGGATGAGCAGTTCCGCCAGGAGTTCATGTGTGACTTCACCGCCGCCATTACAGGAGCCTACTATGCGAAGCTCCTCGAAACTCCTCTCGCTGGCCCTGCGTACGACGCCTCGATGCCTGTCTTCGTCTCTTCCGACCTCGGCTACACAGACTCCACAGCCCTCTGGTTCTGGCAAGAATACGCAGACGGCCCCAATGTCATCGATTATGAAGAAGCAGATAATCAGGCGTTGGCGTATTACTTTGACCTTCTGAGATACAAAAGCTACGCTTTTGAGACAATCTGGCTCCCACACGATGCAATGGCGAAAAGTCTCCAAACCGGAAGATCTACGATCGAGCAGTTCCTCCAGGCCGAATTCCCAGTACGCATCGCTCCTAAACTCGCCATCCAGCACGGTATCGACGCGGCCAGAAAGATCATACCGATCACGCGGTGGCATTTAGATAACGACCGGATCAGGTGGGGACTCAACGCGTTGCGGTCGTATCGGCGGCAATATGACGAAGTCAAGAAGATCTATAAAGATGCTCCTCTCCACGACTGGACATCACATTGCGCCGATGCATTCAGGCTATTGTCACTGGTGTGCAAAGGTGCTATACTCCTTCCCCAGCCCGAGGCGCCGACGTCTCCTCGACCGACTTACGAGTTCTGCCTTGAGGACCTCTGGGAATGCCATCCGAAGCAGAATTTAAGGATTTAGGCAAGTCTTCCTTCTGGCAAGACGAAATCTCGGCTGGAGAGAAGGAGTTACAGACCTTCCGAGACCAGGGAAAGCGAGTCATTGAGAAATTCCTGGATAAAAACTCTGATCCGAACCGCAGAAGGGATAATCTCAACCTCTTTCACTCCAATGTCGTCACGATGCGGGCGATGCTCTACGGCCAGACGCCGAAAGTGGATGTCGGCCGCAGATATCAGGACGCAAATGACGATGTAGGCCGAGTGGCGGCCGAAATTCTCGAAAGATGTCTAAATAACGACATCCAATTCAGTGACGAGACGTTCTCAGAGGCTCTCCGGGCCTGTTTAGACGATTTCTTGCTCCCAGGACTCGGGCAGGCGAAAGTTCGTTACGAGCCCGTGATCATGGACGGTGAAATAGCGTCTGAATCGGCCCCGGTGGACTATATTCACTGGCAAGACTTCTGCTGGAGTCCTGGATGTCGCGCGTGGCCGGAAGTATGGTGGGTCTCGTTCAAGACTTACATCACGAAGGAGGAAGCGAAGGAGAAATGGGGCAAAATCGCTGAAAGAATGAATTATGTCGCCAAGACGAAGAGAGATGAGCGAGATAACCCCTCCGATCAGCATCTTTACGCTGAAGTTTACGAAATCTGGTGTAAGAAGAACAGATGTCTCTACTGGTTCTCCAAAGGTGTCGACCGTCTGCTAGGGAAGCAGTCAGACCCACTCAAGCTTCGTGAGTTCTGGCCGTGTCCGCGGCCAATGCTGGCGAACACGACCACTAGCACTCTCGTGCCGAAGGCAGATTACATCTTCGCTCAGGACCTCTACATACAGATCGACACGCTGTCGACCCGTCTGGCTATGCTCGCCAAGGCGGTGAAGGTCGTGGGCGTGTACGATAAGTCCTCCAGCGCCGTCCAGAGGATGTTGAACGAAGCCACGGAGAATGAACTCATTCCCGTCGATAATTGGGCGATGTTCGCGGAGAAGGGTGGTCTGAAGGGACAGGTAGACTGGCTACCCATTGAGGAGATTGTCAAGGTAATGCAGACGCTCGCGCAGGTGCGGGAGCAGTGCATTCAGCTTCTCTACCAAGTGACTGGCATGTCGGACATCCTCAGAGGGGCCACGGACCCCAGAGAGACGAAGGGCGCACAGGAACTGAAGTCGAAATACGCTTCTATTCGCATCCAGGCCATGCAGGACCTCTTTGCGAAATTTGCGTCCGACATACAGAAAATCAAGGCTGAGATCATGGTAAAGCACTACCAGATCAACAGCATTATCACGCAGAGCAACATTGCCTTCACCCCCGACGCACAATATGCTCAGGGAGCCGTAGCGCTCATAAAAGACCCGAAAAACATGATCTGGCGAATCCAAATACGACCGGAATCCGTAGCGATGGTGGATTACGCACAGCTCAAGCAAGAGCGCACTGAATTCTTGATGGCGTCGAGCCAATTCATGCAGAGCGCGGCTCCATTGGCTCAATTAGACAAATCAGTGACTCCAACCCTCCTCGAACTGTTGAAGTGGGGTCTATCGGGCTTTAAGGGCGCTCAACAGATCGAGGGGGCGTTGGACAAGGCGATCGCGCAAGCAACAGAGGCCATGTCGAAGCCACCTCCGCCACCTCCACCGGATCCGAAGGTCGAAGCGGCCAAGATCAAGGCCCAGACGGATCAGCAGCTCGCACAGCAGGAATTTCAGCAGAAGCAGATGGAATTCCAACAGCAGATGCAGCAGGATCAGCAAAAGTTCCAGCAAGAAATGATCCAGATGCAGAAGGAGTTCGAGCTGAAGATGCGACAAGCAGAAATGGAAATTGGCATACGGCGAGAGGAGGCACAGCTCAAGGCTCGCGAGCAGTATGTCGACGCTGCGCTGAATATTGAGCAGCAGAGGGAAACGACGGAAATCCAGAATACTGCGAATCGTCAGCAGCATGATATGAAGATGGAACAGATGAGGCAGAAACCGAAGACCAATGGAGGGTCGGGGTAGGCCCGGAAGACGAGGAAAAGTAGGTGACTCTGGTGCGCAGGACCTATCACTATGACGAAGCAACCCAGACGATGGTCGAGGGTCCTGCGCCCCAGAGATCTCGTGGTTCGGGCGATGGTTGGCGGTATAATGATAGGATTTATAGCTCTGCTCCATTTCGTGGAATACATGGTGAACTTATCAACTCGCGTAAATCTCACCGCGAATACATGGCTCGACATAGCCTCACGACTGCAGATGACTTTACCGAGACCTGGAAAAAGGCGGCTGAAGATAGACAGAAACCGGACCCATCTCTGAAACAGGACGTCATCAATGCCTTCGAAAAGTGCAGCGCAAGCGAAGCTAATGCGAGCGGTCGCGCACGGTTGGAAGAAGCCCGGAGGCGGAGGCCCACCGATGAAGGTAGCTAAAGAGTTTGTCATGGCGGACAAACTTAGGAGGAAACGTAAGTGATTACTCTTACACTTCTCTTGCTCTTGGCGGCAGTGATTGTGGCTATTGCCTCTGCAATGGGGAAGGTCCCACTGTGGATCTCCGTTATCCTGCTCTGCATCGTCGTTACTTTGGTGGTCTATCCTGGTAGAGTATAATGGACCGATCACTGCGTTACGCGAAAGCTCTTCGAAAGTGGCAGGAGGAGCACCCTGTTCTGGATGTGGGAATTGGCTTCGTCCCCGGAGTCGGTCAAATCTACGGAGCTGCTTCTTCTGCCGCTGCGCTGCGTGATCCAGATGCTTCTGCTTTAGAGAAGGGGATGGCTGGACTCTCCATGTTACCGATGGGGAACCTGATGTCTAAAGCGGGGAAGCTTCGCAAAGTCGTCATTGGTGAGAGAATCGCCAAAGGGACGGCGCATGAAGATGATTTACGAAGGGCGAAAGAGCTATATGAAGGAGAGGATGTCATTGATCGGACGGCCGGAGCTACTGTTCCCTCCAAGGGGCCGAAGGGCGTTACTCGTTTCTTAGAGGGTGATCCCAGGATTAATGACTATATTCAGCGTGAAACTGGATGGTGGAAAGATCCTGAAACTGGTCGATGGATGAAAGAATTGCACGATACTGGCTCTCATGTAGATATGCAGAAATTGCGTGATCTACCACCGGATGCTGCAAAGTTTCCTGCCCGACCGCAGAATTTCACCACACTAGATAAGATACTATCCCATCCAGAGCTAGATAAGCTGCCTGTAGCCAGAAAGCTGCGGCAGGAAACAGAATTTATCAAACCTCCAGATTATAGACCTGGTCGAGGGCACCATAGAGGTGAGTTCACCTACGTAGATTCTGGTGGGAAGATGCAAGATTATCCTCATCAGATCGCGGTAGGAGACCCTCAAGTACCGACTTTGGAAAATTTCTCTAAAACTCGAGATGCGGCACTTCACGAACAGCAGCATGGTATAGATTTCCATGAAGATTTCTCTGCTGGTGGAATGCCGAAAGGAAAAACTTGGGAAGACTATAAGGATTATCTTAAAATTCCAGGAGAAGTCCATGCTCGTATTTCTGCCCTTCGTAGAAATATGACTCCGGAAGCACGGCGGAAATTCCCGTTCCATAAGCATATACGGGAAGAAAATATGCGGATCACTAAAATGGATCCGAAGAATGGTGCCGCAGACATCAGGTACGCGACTATGGACGATTTACGCGACCTTATGAAGAAGTACGGGATGGCAGATCCTGATGAGTTCTTGAATCCCGGCCCATAAAGGAGAATGATATGCCCGAAAATGACGACCTCCGTTCTGCCCTTGAGGAAGCCTTTAATGAACAAGAGCAAGCAGAACAACCAGAGACCGAAGACAGGGGATCCGTCGAGGACTCCAAGGAGCCCGTGGGGACTCCCGCAACAGAAAGTGCCGAACCTGAAAGCACTGAAGAGGCCGATACTCCACCTTCCAAAGAAGATAAACCAAGGGACGAGAAGGGTAAATTCACCAAGGTAGAGGGAAAGCCTCCGGTAGAACCAGAGAGAACGCAAGATTCTGCGACTAAGTTCCGCGCCCCAGATTCTTGGGACCAGAAGGCTAAGGTTCACTGGGATAAGCTTCCGCCTGATGTTCAGCAGGAGGTAGCCCGCCGAGAACGGGATATGGTGATGACTCTCCAGAACACTGCGGGTCAGCGGAGACTAGCGGACGACTTTGTCCGTACAATCAACCCGTTCATGGTCTTCCTAAATGCGGAAAACGTACACCCGTTGGAAGCGGTCAGACAGCTCTTTGGACAAGCGGCTATTCTTCGAATTGGAACTCCGGCCCAGAAAGCTCAACTTGTTGCGAATGTTGTTAAGACTTTCTCTGTTCCCATTAAAGATCTTGACGCTGCTCTCGTCGGGGAAGAAATTCCAGACCAGGAAGGGAAGATAGCGCAGATAATTCAGCAGCAGCTCGCTCCCGTTAATCAATTCATGCAGCAGGTCGGACAGCTTCGGCAAGAGCATTATCAGAGAGTAGATTCAGATCTAGATCAAGAGATAGAGACGTTCGCCGCAGATAAGCTGAACGAGTATTTCTATGATGTGAAGGACGATATGGCAGACATCATGGAGATGGCTGCTCGGCAGGGAAGAAACGTAACGCTGAAACAAGCGTATGATCGCGCTTGTAAGATGAATGAGTCTGTGCAGGAGCGTGTCTCTGCTAAGAAGAGAGAAGCGGCTGAAAAAGCGAAGATGGCGTCCACAAGCCTTCCGGCGAGAGGTGCCCCGACCAAGACACCCTCTAAAGGAGGCAGTGTGAGAGACGACTTACTCGATGCATTCGAGACAGTTGCAAATCGGCAATAGATGTGCTACAATCCTGCCCCAATCGGGAACTAGGACGCCCATCCCTCCAACGGGAAGCGTGCCTCAAGGTCCGAGAGTGGCAACTCTTAAACCTGAGGTGAAGTCATGGCGTTCCCAAATGTAAGCGATATCATCGCAACCACGATCGAGAATCGTAGTGCGAAGATTGCAGACAACGTAACGAAGAACAATGCTGTCCTGGCTCAGCTGAGTCAGAAGGGCAGGATCAAGACAGTATCCGGCGGAAGCAAGATCTTCCAGGAGCTCTCCTTCGCAGAGAATGCGAATGCCGGATGGTATTCTGGCTATGACCTGCTCCCGGTGGCGGCGCAGGACGTAATCAGCGCGGCTGAGTTCGATTTCAAACAGGCGGCGTGCCCTGTGACGATTTCGGGCCTCGACATGCTGAAGAATGCGGGCAAGGAGCAAATCATCGACTTGCTCGAGGGTCGCATCACGGTGGCCGAATCCACGATGTCCAATCTGGTATCGGGCGGCCTCTACAGCGACGGGACGGCGGCGGGCGGAAAGCAGATCGAGGGTCTGAACAAAGCAGTCGCGATGGTGAACACGAACACCTACGGCGCGATCGACGCGAATACGTGGGTCTTCTGGCGCAACAAGGTCATGGACCAGACGGCTGCTCAGATGACTGCCACGGCGATCCAGGGCTACTTCAACACGATGTGGGGACAGTTGGTTCGTGGTTCGGACCGGCCGGACCTCATCATGGTTGATGCAGGCGTCTGGGGCGTCTATCTAGCGAGCCTACAGGCGATGCAGCGGTTCACGGGAACGGAGACTGGAAAGCTCGGCTTCCCGACGATCAAGTACATGGATGCAGATGTAGTGCTCGACGGCGGCATCGGTGGATTCTGCCCCACGAACACGGCATTCTTCCTCAACACGAACTACCTGCATTATCGTCCGCACAGCGCGCGTAACATGACGTCGCTGAACCCGAAGAACCGCTATGCCATCAACCAGGATGCAGAAGTGCAGATCCTGGCGTGGGCTGGGAACCTGACCTGTTCTGGTCGCCAGTTCCAGGGACGCATGGACTTTAACGGTTGACGGAGGTGGAGCTTTGAGGGTCTGGTTATCGGACCCTCTTCTTTCCACAGGAGAAATCTATGCCTGCATCACTTCCTGGATCTACCCTTGCGGAAAATCTTGCCATTCCATCAGCTGGACCGTTAGTCACGTTTGACCCATTGTCTGGCCCGAAGGCGGCTCCGTTCGACGCAAGTAAGATCGACTATTCGACAGGGACTCCTCCGGGGTGGAACGCCACCACGAAGATTCCTGTCAAGGTGAATGATCCCGCCAATCTCTCTACTGGTGGGCTTTCTACTGGTATCGGCTTCGGGTCATCCGGAGTACCTGGAATCATCCAAGGCGCGGCTGCTGCGAACAAGCAGTTCCCCGACAAGAACTTCAACGACGATTACACCGTCGGTGTCACCAAACCAGATAACACAGCAGGCACGAATTCTACTCACGTATACATTGGCGGCGGGAAATCCAACGCTGCTGGAACTCCAGTTCCGTATACTACTGGATTCGCACTGTGCGCGGCTGGACAGGGGTCACCGAGAGAAGCGACGGCGCTGGGATTCCCAATGAAAACTGTGACGGCAGCAGCGGGAGTCGCAGCGGGAGCAGCAGTAGAGACTGGCTTCGTGAATGCTTCTGGTGTCGCCTTAGTCACAGGGCAGAGCGTGTTCGGTGTCGGGACCACTTCTAACGTAGCCCCGACAGAATTAGAAGAACTAGAAGCGGAAACTCCGGAAGAAGAGGTAACTTTCACTGAAGAGCAGTACGAAGCTGCTGAGGAGGAAGAAGAGGAACAGGCTGAAGAGGAGAAGAAAGGACGCACCAAAAGGCGGAGATAATGAGTATATTTAATGGTCTAGCTCCCAACGGGGTCATTCCAGTAGGGGATGGCCCCGTTGTCAATTGGTTCAATGGACTTCCGTTAAACGAAGAAGGAGCCGTAGTCGTAGCAGAAACACTTCCAACACACTTTCATGGAGATCTACCATTTGACGACGATGGTAACATCTGCGTCTCTAGATCTGCCCCTACGAGATTTGAGAATGGTCTTGCATTCACAGCAGATAACCAGCTTGCGCTGAGCGCTGGTCCCGCGACAGGATATAGCTGCGGGACTCCATATGCAGACAATGGCGCTCTTGTAGCGAATATCCAAGAAGCTCCCCCAGAGCCGCAGCCTGAACCTCCGAGTGAAGAATTTGAGCCTCAGCCTGGATATTCTGTCACGTGGGAAGGTGAGTTAAAGGATGGCACCGAAATCACCATTGTGGGTGCGAATCTCGGTGGTGGTCCAGCTCACACATGGCTTGACCGTATTGATAATCTGCTCAAGTACCAGAATCTTGGTGACGTTCCTGTCCCCACTGGCTCTGCTGGATACTACGCGCAGAATAGTACGAGCGGTTCTGGTGGGCAGAAGGTCAAGCTATCCAGTGCGAACCCTCGGCATTCTCGCCAACACAGGAACTATCGTATAGACGGTAGAGGAGTTGCGAGCTACAGTGATGGTTACTTGTCTGATCCCGCTGCGATGGGTGGGAATAATCCTGGGCCTGAGTTCTCTAGAGCCTATTGCCGAATGTTCGTGCATTTCTCAGCTCAGCCACCGGCTCATGCGATTAAGTGGTTCCGTATCTGGGGAGCAGATGATAAGAACCGTATCTGCTCCATAACGACGGACGGCGGGAGCTATATCAAGTTCGGTCAAACAGGTGGTGCGGATTCTACTCGTTTCTGGAAACAGGCGCGGCCTCCGGCGAATACGTGGACGGTGATGGAAATCTACGTCGACGTACCTGCGGGTGGAGCGACTGGCTTTATTCAGAACCGAATGGCGAATAAGCCCATCAATACGCTGACTGATGCCACACGTAACTTGACTGGTCGTGGTCACAGATTTGCGATTATGGGCTACGACGCAGGCTCTGAACCAGAAGAGCCGAAGCTGCCGGTCATCGATATTGGTGAGATCTACTGTGCAGACTCAGAAGCTCGTGTACTGGTGACAGAGTCTTCTGACTGGACTGCTATCGGCAATAAGCAAGAGCTTTGTGAGCTGGTAGAGTGGGGAAATGGACGGATCAAGGTGAAGCTCTGCTTGGGCCAGTTCGCCGATGCTACAGACAAGAAGCTCATATTGGTCCGGCATGACCGTAGCGTAGTCTTCGTGGGTACGTTCAAGACTTCAGAAGCTCCGCCGATTCCTGTACCCCCCGAAACTGGTTTTGATCCAGCTCCAGGATACGATGTGCGAGGTGACTTTCGACCAGATGGTGTCATTACTATTAAGCGAGATAGAGGAGCATTTGGTCAAGGACCTACCGTCGTAATGTTCGATGATCACCGTTCAGGGTCTCCTGGTGATCAAGCGCCTCTTATGTCCACGATAGGTTCTTGGAGTAAGTATCGCGATGGTTCTCTTGGACCAATTATTGCAGAAGGCGGACGGACAGGGAACTGCATTTCGGTCTGGAATCCCGATGGAGCTACGAATGCTCGCCAACTCGCACGTGAGTTAGTAACTGGACAGACATTCTCTGAATTCTACGTCAGTTACTGTATGAGGTTCCGGGATGGTAAGAATGCCGATACGCCGAACAAGTATGGGTCCAATCTGAAGTCTGTGTGGTTCACGAACGGCGGACCTGGAAACACTCCCGGTGGCGCAGCGAATATGGATATCCACTGTTTGTCGTGGCCCGATGTTACGAATAGTGTGCTCAGTGGAAATAATGCCTATCAGTCTGTGTATCTCATTCCACGGACTTTCTGGAGTAAGACGAAGTGGAATATGATCCAGATTTGGCTCAAGCCTGGAGACCCCATTGGTGATGCCAACGATTACGTGTACGCTCGGTTAGATACGACAGACGCAATGCGTGAGCGTGTGCGGGATGATCGAAGAGTTTACAAAGCTGACCGTCCAAAGGAACTGAAGTGGTTCGGTGTTCTGGGATGGGCGGGGAATCTCGATGATCCGCATACCTTTGATCCGCTGATGGACGATATTTACTTGGCAATCGGTCCACACTCCGCTGCTCGCGTAATGCTCGGCAATGCGTCGACATGGTCAGGATGTACGGACTTCGCGCTTGCCACGCCAGTAGAGTGGAAGGATGGAGAGCTTACTGTTCGCCTCCGTGCTGGTCCTTGGACCGACTTCACAGGTAAGCATCTCTATGTCGTTAACGAGGATAACTCTCCGGAATACGCCGGTGAAATAACAGGAGAATGAAATGGCTGATATAAGCATTGAAGAGCTCGCCGATAACGTCAACAATCCATTGTTTGGGGATGATCGATTGGGTGTTCTATTCTATAATAAGGCGGTCGAGGATAAAGACCGTTCTTTGGCGGAAGGACGGCGGTGCTTCAAGAATCGTGAGTTTGTAAAGATCATGGTTCCTGGAGACCGCCTGAACATAGTGGAACGCCCAGTCCAGGTCACGGGTACGCTACCGACAGATGATCGTATGCGCTTCCCCAAACAGTATGCTCGCTTCAAAAATCAGGAGGAGCAGAAAGCTAATGAAGGCACACCCTTATCTCTCTGGCCCACCATTCCCGAAACTCTCGCTAAGGAGCTTGAGTTTATCAATGTCTTCACTGTGGAGCAACTGGCGACGCTGGCTGACGTCCACGTGGCGAAGATTCCGGGAGGCGCTCAGTGGAAGAACAAAGCCACCGACTTCGTAACCGCAATGAAAGATCAGGCTGTTGTCACAAAGATGCAGTCTGAGCTGGACAAGCGGGATAACGAAATCGACACCTTGAAGAAGGCAGTCGCAGATCAGGCAGCCAGGATCGAGGAGCTGGCAAAGAGGAAAGGATGAGCGTATTCACTGGAATGGGAAATCCTGCAACTGGTAGGATAAAGGCGAATTCAGCTATTGCTGTCGTATCCTATTGGAGGGGACTGCCTATCTCAGCAGATTATAAGCTCTGCTTTGACTCAACCAATCCTATCGCTAGTGTGTCCAGTGGTATTCCTATAACAACTGCCGGAAAAGTCGCCACTTCGGCAGGTCCGATTGCGAGTTACTGTTCTGGTATCCCCTATGACGCAGCGGGTAAGATCGTTGCGACGGCAGCAGCAGCAGTTTCGTATGATCAAGGAGTTGGACTTACAGCCGGCGGCGGACTAGCACTGGAGTAACGATGGCTAGATTCCAAACCATTGGAGATCTTGTTAACCGAGTGGCCGTTGCCATCGGTCTCAACAAGGTTACAGATCCATTTGCTTCAGCAGATCCTGCATTCGTGCAGCTCTGTAATCTAGCGAATGAGGCAGGCCAAGATTTAATCCAGGCTGCTGACTGGCAGATGCTGGAAAGGTCGCATAATTTTACGACCGCTCCGGGGGACACTGGTCTGTATGACTTACCAGCCAACTTTAGTCATATGATTGACCAGACAGGATGGCAGCGCGGAGTTCCCGGTTCAGCCTATCCCCTTCTTGGTCCTGCCTCACCCCAATGGTGGAGTTATCTTGAAGCTTCCCAGCTCTACTCTGTTACGATCTACGCATGGTTCCGTATCTCCGAAGGTCAGATTCAATTATGGCCTCAACCTCCTGCGCCTGGGATTCCCGTGGGATTTAAGTATATCTCGCGGAATTGGGTACAAGACGGCACGAGCCCTCCAGGAGCGCCGACGTATAAAGATTTCGTATCCGCCTCGGCAGATCTTCCGCTATA